TGTTCCCGTCATCGTGGATCGTAGTAGCGTATCCGTCTTTGATAAAGGTTAATTCTCCCATTACAGTTTTACCGCCTTATCTATATGTAACAGCGCTATCTCTTTATCTACTGGAGCAGTTTTATTAAAGGTGCTGGCAGGTAAGCGCCGGGTAGTCCATCTAATAGTTATTTTGCGTAAGTTAAACGCGTATATGCCTTTAGGCGTTTCATTAATATAAAACGGCGTATAGCCCAGGATGTTAGCCTGTTGCATTAGTGACTCGTACTTATCCTTTTCCAATAGCAGTTCGTCATAATGCGTGTGCCTGCATTTAAGCTCTACGACCATCCGATAGCCGTCACTTGTTGCATCGATGTACTCGAAAGCATCATTAGATCGCTCTAAATCCTCTACGTAGGTCGCTTTAATGTACTTAAACAGATCGTCCTCGGTCATACCTGAGGCTCGTACTTTCCTGTGCTACGTAGTACATACCATCGAGGCGTACATTGAGTAGCTTTAGTTCGCTCTGTGCAGAAATACCCGGCCCAGCTCTTAGGCGATCCGGTTGCCGATTGCTTCCAGATCATCGTGCCGTGAGAACAGCGTGGGGCCTCAGTTACTAACTCGCCGCCTAGTTGCGTACTGATATCTGCTACAGCTGTAGCCATAGTAGGAATATCCTCTATAGCTGCTCGATTGCTCCACGGATCCGGATCGGCTGGCAAGTTCTCTACCTTTTGCATATCCTGAACAGTAGGCCGAGCGTGTTCGCTCGGTGTTAATAGGCCAATTACGCGCCCGTAAGCACTCGTTACCGTATCCTCTATAAGCCATTTTTTCATATTGTTTGTTAAGTGTGCGACGTTACCAAACGCATAATCTACGGCGCTTGGGAGTGCATCCTCGTACTCACGATAGGCCTCAGCTTTAACCAAAACCGTACCTTTAATAACGTCAATATCCTCAATGTAGGCTATTAAACGCCCGGTCGGGAATTCTGATCTAAAGCGCTTAATACGAGCGTTTACATCCTCGTAGTTATCTAGGAACCCCATTAGATTAGCTCGCTCTCTTTGAGAGCCTTAGCGATTGCACGACCGCGCACAAAGCCCTCGCCGTGTCCGTGCTTAAAGCCGATCGAGTATCCGATTACCATAAACATAAAGCCCATACCGCAGGCTGCTAAACCGATTAAAATATCCATACTGTTCATTGTTCGCCCTTTGTTAAGGCCGAGCAGCTACCAAACCGAGTAGCCCTCCCGGCGTTTGTAGTATCAGTATGAGGCTACCTACTGACAAAAGGCAATTATTTCGCTAGGCGTGTCTCTAACAAAATCTCGTAAATCTTATCGATCTTATTATCCATACGCTCGACTCGTGACTCCATATGATCGATACGGCCTCGTAGGTTATGGCCTCCGTTACCGTCCGGCCTTAGCTCTGATAGGTAGTACTTAACTAAATGACGGACGAGCCCAGCCCCTAGCCCCAAAATGGTACAGCTCCCCACAGCTATACCGACTATGAGCTGAGCCCCTTCCATTACTTAGTTACGCCAAACTGACCTTCGGACGGTTGGAGTGCCTTAAGTAGTGGCCCGATTAGCCCAGCGATAAACGCGTTAGCCAATACTTTCGGATCGGTGATCCCTGACATATACAGCGCTGCCGCACTTGCCAAGGCTGCACGGCCGTAAGATTTAGCCGCTGCGATTGCTTGCTCTTTCATTGTCTAGCTCCATTACTGCCCTTAGGGTTTGTTTACTGTAAACCTAAACTCGAGATTAACGCTTTAGCCTTTGCAGCTGATATTTCTATCTCAAAGTGCATATCGTCCGGCCTGCTCTTAAAGTCGCCGCCCCACTTGAGGCCGTACTTTTTAGCGAGCGCTCGGATCATCGGTACTTTTTCAGCTGGAAAAGTGTCGTATTTTCCTAGTGGATGCTTTGTCGCATTTAGATCGATGGCCGTCCCGGATGAGTGGCACGATAATTTTGTAGGGTTGCCTCTTACCATCCTGTACGCATATGCCCAGTCGTCAAACGTACCCTCATCGATCGGCTCGATCAGCTCGTGAAACTCCGCAGCAAAGGCGGCCAAAAGAGGCCCAACACTTTCGGCACACCTAAGCTTACGATCCGTACCCCGTACAGGATAGGACTTTATTTTAATTGCTTCCGGATCTTTTGATGCCGGGTAGCCGTTATAGCTAGTCTCCATTAGTAACGCTCGGTGTGGATTGTTCCGCTTGCTGCTCATCATAAACCGCTTTAGGCATTGAGGTAAACTCACCGTTGCCGTGGTCAATAATGGCGTGTTCTACGCCGTAATCATCTGTAATGTATGTGATGTTTTCCATTTTATAACTCCGCACTACAGCCGATATAGGCTGATGATGAATTGTTTGCTCTTAATACTGCAGGTCTATATGCCGTTGCGCCTGTTGCATTTGTAATAAGGATTTCGCTACCCTGTAAATTTTGGTTGCTTAGTGTTGCTGCACTAACTGCCAAATTGTAATCTACTAAATCTGTAATCATTAAATTGGCAAAATCTAATGAAGTTGCACCTATCCGCATTGGTACAGGATTAGTTAACCAAATACCAGCAGTAGTAGCAGTTTTTGATATACCAGTAGCAAACCAAGTATATGCAGTGGGGGCAGTTGAACTAAAACGCCAGTAGTACCTCTGACAAGCGGCTAATTCTCCTTGGATTGTTCCTGTTGCCGTTTGGAAAGCGGTAGCGACTGAACCAGCCTCAGCCTGTACGCCCCAAAATTGAAATGTTCCAGTTTGAATACCAAGTGAGCCAGTTCTAGAATCGCGGTCAGTTCCGCCCGAAACCCAGAGATGAATCGCCAAAAAATTGGAGTCGTCAGTACCGAGTGTTTTGCCACTTATAGAAGGAACGGCAATATTAACCGAGTATCTAGCCCAAGAAGTTGAAAGTGTTACCTGTCCAGCATAAGTATTAACAGTCGCTGAAGGAGAGCCACCTGCGCCAAAATATTGTTGTGCTTCAACTGCCACTTTAGGAGTTCCAGAAGCGGCTTTAGCCCAAAATGAAATAGTTACAGTTTGACCAGCAAAAGTCCTAACTGACTCTAGTCTTTGACCAAGATAACTTGCTACTGGTGCCGACGTTTGTCCAGTAGTAACTAACTGAGCAAAATTCTTTGCTTCATAACCAGTAACAGGTGCAGTACCTAAGGTGAAAGTTTCTGGTGTATAAGTGGTTGAACCATCACCTACTGCTGCAATTAACCATCTATCAAATCCAAAGGTTGAGGTGGTTACGCTTGTAAAATTTCTTTGATTTATATTGAAATCACCATTGATAATCTTATTCTTACCTGCTGCAAAATTGCTCGTATAGCGCAAGCCTGTTGAAGTGGAAGAATCTGCTACGAGCGTTTCGCCATTGTTGCCTACTGCTAGGCGAGCAGGTGTGTCATTTCCTGTAGCTGAAATCAGATCGCCTTTAGCATCGACGATACTATTTTGGATCGCGTTAGCATCATCCGTAGTAACCCAAGTAAAGTCCATATCTGTACCGGAGGTTTTACTAAGTACCTGCCCGGTAGTGCCGCCCTTAAGATCGACTAGCGAAGCATCGATAGAGTCTCCAAGGGCCTCAATAGCCGTAGCTCCATCTTTGACCAGATCGGTCGATGTAGGTACAGGCCAGTTAAAATTAGGGGTAACTGTTGCCATTATGTCAAACCTCCAAATGCGTTTTCCCACTCAAGTGTAGCGTTTACACCTGTCCAAATCAGGCTAGGCGGGCTTACTGTGTCCCATTGTGGCGCGACCAATGAGAAATCTGTAGGGCTCAGGGTAAGCGTTATGTCTACGAATTGAGGCGTAGCCCTGATAGCAAAGCCTTCTAAAAAGCCGTTAAAGGATCCGTTAAACATATTGATAGGTAAATCGCTAATAACGATAGGCTCACCAAAAAATACATTTATCAGCTTGTTTCGCTCAGCATCCGGTAAGTCTGAGTTATCTAGTCTGAAAGTAATGGCCTGCAGCTGCTCACGTGGGATAGCCCGGAGCCCTAGCTCGCGATCCATTACATCGTTTACATCGCTTAAGTTATGCAGGTTAGAGCTTACGCTGCGCTGATAGCGGCCATAGTTAGCGATCGAGTCAGCATCTAAAGCAGTTGCCTGATTATTGTAATTATTACCATAGTTAAATACGAGCGAGTTACGGATCTTGCCTATCTGTAAAATTGACTTAACGCTCGACGGGATAGCGTAATTAGCCGAAATAGTCGTATAGCCGTTAGCCGATAGGTAAGCCGTACGATGATCGGCATCGGCGTAACAGACTCGCCCAGCCTTGTCCTCATACATATTACCGAGCGCGCTTTGTGCGATCTGCGCGCATAGGTTATAGCTACTAAACGGATCAGCTGAGCGAGAAATCATCTCGTAGAGGCCCGGCTGGTCGATCTCGCCAAGGCCCACGTTTTCAGCGTTAGCCCACGTAGTCGTAGGGTCGTAGTCCTGCCATTGTAAAGCCGGTGCTACCTCAAACCAGCTATTAATAAGTAGCTCGTTAAGGATGTCGAAAATCTGATTGCCATCCTCAGTTTTAGGCAAAGCATCCGGGAACAGGGCTTTAGTCAATTTAGCCAAGGATCCTACGGCTAAAATATTACCGATTGTTATAAAGCCTACTTCCTCAGGCGAGCGTACCGAAATACCAAAATCGGATACCGTACCGCCAAAAACAGGCACGTACGTACCCGAGCTATTCTTTAGCTCTAGGGTAAGGCTATCGGTAACGTCAATATCAAAGGCCGAGTTATTTATATTTACGATCTCCATACGAGCGTAGCCTGCGTTGCATTGTAGGTCTACGTCATCGCGACCAGTTGCCATATTTACGCTTAGCACGTTTGTATACTCAGTCGTGCCTACGATTATTTTCCACTCTGGGAGCCAAGTACTCACGCTATCGTATAATCTCCGGAGCCTCTATTGACTGAGGTTCCTCTGTAGGTTGATTGATTAAGTACGTCCTCAACAGCTCGAGCGATAGCCTCAGGATCGCCTAAGCCTGCCTCGATCTTAATATTATATGTAGCAGGGTATCCGCCGCCGTAATTCATCGTAGGGCTATATCCGCCTAGGTCGCCTTTCTGATCCTCGGTCAAAGTAGGAAACAGGTCAAAGATAGTTACATCTTTTTTTAGTCCTTTAGTAGCTTCGGCCATTTTCTCAACAGTATCTATAACCGTACTCTTAGGGATAAGTGACCCTACGCCGCTCGAGGTAAGCCCTCCGGTGTTACCGCCTGTACCTATCTTGCCTAACAAAGCTATGTAATCTTGCAGCGCCTTTAGACGTGCATCATCGGCGGCCTTTTGTGCTTTGGCTACCCGGTCGATCATCGATAACTCGGCAGACTCACGTAATAAAGTTGCAGTATTAGCAGCGCTCGTAGTCTTACTTAAAGAGGCAAGGCGCGCTATTTCGGTTAGTTGGATCTGTACGCGCTCGCTATAACTTTCCTTAGCGGCTAACTGGCCAGCGGCAGTAATGGCGGCGTTATATTTCTTAAACGCTTCCTCTCGGGCTATCTCTTTATCAGCCTCAGCCATTTTAGATTTATTAATAGCTGTAAGTTCATTAAGTAATTGAGTATTAATCGCTAAGAGCGAGGCATCGCTGATTTCTTTAATGCCTGCTAACTTGGCTAGGTCTGCGTTCTTTTGCAGCGCGGCTAGTTCGCCTATTTTCTTTAGCGCTAAATCGCCGTTATCTTCCTCGATGGCGATAAGAGCCTCAAGGCGCAGGCGTGTCTCTTTGTCATAAGTAGCCTTAAGAGCGGCAGCTAGAGATACGCGGGTAGTATCAAAAACAGCAGCAGCCTTAGATAGAGATAACTTATTTTTTTCCGCTATTGCTGATTTTCTTTGTAGCGCTAATAACTCTTTAGCTCGCTTAGCGGCATCGGCTTCGGCCTTTGCTCGTGCCTTAGCATCGGCTTTTTGTGTATCTTGATTGCCAGCCGATAGCGAGCGATTACCAAACCCTCCGGCGATCTGTCCACTTTGTAAAGCGAAATACTGTTGCAGGTATTCGCCTGCCTTAAGGCCGATAGTTACATCAATAAGGCCAGCGATAACGCTGCTAAGTTTATCGATCTTTTTGATCGTGTCGTCGATCGTCTCGCCGCCTGATAGCGCTGTGATAGCGCCAAGTAAAGATTTACCGATCTTTTCGCTAGCGTTCTCGGAGGCTATGGCGAGTTTATTTATAGAGCCGACGTAACTATCCGCAGCTACCTTAGCTTGGCCAGCAAAAAGTACCTGTAGGCGCTTTTGTACTTCCTCAAAGTTTGTAGAGGCTAACTCAGCTTGAGTAAGTCCTAGGTTAAGAGAGCGTAAGCCCTTAAAATTGCCTACGTATGCTTGGCTTAATATCTCGCTAGTTTTAGCTAAATCGGTTCCCGTGCCTGCTGATACATCCATAGCAAGGTTAAGTAATTCTTGGCTCTTAGTTACTGAGCCTGTTACCTGTAGCAGCTTAAGCATCGACGGCTGCAGCAAGTTTCTATTTACACCCGTAGCCGCTTCGATCTTATCGATGTATCGATCGATTTCCGGAGTAGCAAAAGCCAAGCCGAGGTTACGTACAGCTGTAGTTAATTGTGCTACTTCTAGTTGCTGATCTGCAAAAGCCTTAACGGCGTTTTTGCCGTACTGCGCTAGAGCGGCAGCTGAAAAGGTAAGCCCAAAAGCCTTGCCTAAATTCTTTACGTTTTTCTCAAAGCCACTTATTTGTTTTTGGCCTTTTGCTAACGCCTTACCATCAAAGGTAGTAACGGCATTTACGAATAAATCGGGTAACTTGGCCATTATGCCGCCTTCGCGTAACGGCCCTGATTAAAGCCAGCTATAGTTTTTTCAATAGCTCTTACTACTGCAGCTTGAGCCTTGCCTTGATCTTCTGACCAAGCTCTAAAAATCATACGTCCACGGCTTGCACCATCGCCATACAAAGGCCCCATACGGCTAATAAAGTTAGCGCCTGCGCCTGGGTTATTGGATCGGCTTTTAGGATCTCCGCTAGGGTTTTTACGTCCGGCAGTTTCATAAATAGCGCCGCTAGCTGAGGCGTTCGCGATGATGTACATCGACGACCAGCCGTTACGGTTGCGCTTGCTTGGCGAGGCTGAGTAATACACGCCTTTACTAGCTAGAGCTGCATCGTATAGTGGAAACATACGTACGCGCCCGTCCGTGTTAAGGGTTCTAAAGGCCGAGTTACGAGCTGTAATCTTTCGGCCCTTAGTCCCCTCATTCCAGTTATACAGGTTGCCCGGTACTGGAGACGGCGCATAGCCCCTAGCCTTGTCCCGGATGGGGATCATTACGCCTTTAATCTCTTTGTTCATTTCTTTTAATAGTTCAGGATCTATTTTACGCATAGCCTTTAGAGTCTCTTTAACGCCGTCTAGTGTTACGGACATTTTTAACCTCCTCGGCTTGCTCGTTTAATACCTTTACTAACATCTTAAACATCTCTGTATCGAGATCGAGTATCGCCTGAGGCGCGACCTGTAACCGTATAGATAGCTGTGCTACTAAGTAGGTTATAGAGCCGCGCCCTAGGCTAAAGGTTCGTCATCTAGTACCTCAACCTTAGCTAAGGTATCTAAAAACTCTGCCCCAAACATCGGTACAGTTTCGCCGCTAGCGCGTAAGCACTCCCAAGCTAACCAATACACGTCGCTTTGTTTCTCGTCATCTCTAAAGGCTTTATGAAAACCTTTTTTCGCATAAATTTCAAAGGCGTACTCAATACGCGGCGTAATTTGATGTTCACTAACTGCGCCCGTAGCCCTTGTTATTTTGAGTCGTGCCATTTGTTTAGCCCCTTTTCTTTTTTGTTATGAAGTAGTAACTACGATTGGTGAATTACAGGTAAATGTAATCGATTGGCTTGAGATGTCCCCTACAGCGCCGTTAATGTCGGTAGTGTTGTTTACCAAAATCGTAGTGCTGTATAAAGGGTTCTCTGGGCCTACTGCAGCGCTTGTCTGCTTTAGCGTGATTGGTACAGTAGTACCCCACGCAGCTTGGAGCGTAGCTCGGACAGATCCAGCACCTGAGGCGCTGTTATCGTTTAGGAAATCTAGAGTAATGGTTGATGTCTCTAGGCCCTTCGTAAATTTTCTAGAACTATCTCCCATCGCTGTGACTTCTAGTTCCTCGAATACGCGATTAATCGTCGCGCTCGTTACGTTCGCAGAGAGTGCAACCGAGTTAAGGGTCGCGACTACTCCATTTGATAGAAATACGGCCATCGCCTATTCCTCGCTTTTCTCTGTAGTAGGTGTATTAGTTTTTGCTTCTTTTTTTGGTGCTTCTTTGATTTGCCCAATCTTAATTAAAAAGGCAATATCTTCATCGGTTAGGGTCATTTGTTAGCTCCAGCTCGTGAGTATTGATAGGTCTATAGATGCTGTTAGCAAAGTACCGCTCTGTACGTCTAAAGTACTCGGCGCGCTAACAGCTCCAATATTCATTACGATCGATGAGGCTGCAAGTTTGTTAAACACAGCTACGACCATATTTTCGATGCCCTGTAAATTTCCCTGATTATCCAGTAGCGGCACACTCATCTGGATCCGAAAATTAGCCATAGGCGAAATTGAGTTATACGTGTTATTGCTGGGAGTGATGTAAGGATCTCCCGGAGCGACGATCACACTATTGGCCGTAATTGTTGGCGGTGGAAAGCTGTAAGTATTCCAAACGTTTGCATTAGCTAGAGCTGTAGCAAGTGAGGCGCGTAAAGTCGTAATAGGTACAGGCATTTAGCCCACCATAGAATTCGGATTTTGATACCCGGCGATGAGCCCTCGGATCTTGCCGATCATCGCGTTACCTAAACGATAGGGGCTCGGGCTAAAGCCGTCGATCGATACTCCACCTGTTTGTGAGACTTGGCGAGCCTGCCAGATATCTACGGCCAAAATCATCGCGGCTTCACGTACGGCCGGAGTAGTCGCGTAGCTGTTTGTTTTTGTGTCTGCGCCTACGGCTTGGCCATAAGGTAATACGCGCTGAAAATTGACGTTAGCGGCGGTCTTAGCAAACTGGATAAAGCTATAACCGTTAGGCCAATTAAAGTAAGTGTTATTCCACACGATAGACGGTAGCTGAGAGGATGTACCAGCTGACCAAGGGATCGTACCCGTGATCGTGTAAGTGCCGTTAAAGGTTGAGCCGCATCCACTCAAGGTTACAGACTGACCCGTAGTAAAGATCATAGGGTTAGCGATCATCGCGGTAATTACATTATTTTGTAACGTTACTCCCACTACTGGCGCTGAGGCAAACCATAAAAATTGGTTAAGTAAATCTTGAGCAGTTTGGCAGACTTCCTCCACGATGGCAGACGAATATAAATTCTCAATTCCAAGGTTAGCTCTTAACTCGGCCTCGGTGACGTAACTCGCTGGCATCTCTACTCCAATCTTAAAAGAGGCCGGTAGGGCTCAAAGGGCTAAGAGCCCTACCGACTATTAGGTTTTTTGCTTATGCCTTTAGGTAACGAACAATACCGTTAGGCATTTTTGCGATAGTTGCCATAAAGCCGTAAATCGCTACCTGTACTTGTAGGTTCGATACTACGTTTACTGACATATAAGCCTGAGGGCTGCGGTAAACCGTAAACGCTTCAGGGGCCAAAATTAACGCCGATGAGTCGTCTACTGTGGTTTCTGTAAAGTTCTTGTCTACGTATAGATCAAGGCCTAGTACGTTACCGCGGATAGACTGAGGGCCTACCTGTCCCGCCGCGTTCATCGGTTGGATGGCATTGTAAATTGGTCTCTTTGTGGTATCGGTTGCGCCCATTAGTAGCTGCCATTGTGCGGCATTTCCTACGTAGTTCTGAGCAAAGTAACCTGTGTTTTTGTAGATGGCTGCTGCAGCTTGTGAAGTAAAAGCAATAACTCCATCGCTATCAGCTGTTGTAGGTGTTGAGCCTGTACTAGCTGTTAGTAGAGCATTTACTACGGCTGTATCAATA